GAAAAAGGGGGAAACACGTCTCTCAGCTAGCGTCAGCGCCGGACACTCTAAACGCGGGAGAACCCAAATGCAAGTATTTCCCCTATAAATACCTATATATGCATAACTGCAGCAAATGTGTGTAAAGTCGATTTAATTTCCTATTAATTCAGGTTGCCATTAGTTACTACGAAGCAAATTTCTGAGCTGCTTGGTGTTAGTCCCGCGCGTGTCAGCCAAGTAAAGAAAACAGGCAGACTTGACGGGACATTTAAGAAAAAAGGTGCCGTTACTTATTTCGACCAAGACGCGGCGTTAGCGGCCTGGAATCACGAAATCCCGCAGCTTATCAGCAGGATCTCTGGATCGGAACAGGAGATCCCTAGTTTCAACGAATCGCGTGCAAAGTCAGAACACTTCCGTGCAGAGCTAGCGCGACTTGAACGTGAGGAGAAGGAGGAGAAGCTATGCGAGGCAGAGAAGGTCAGGAGGGAAGCGTTCTCACTTGCGCGATCTGTGCGCGATGCTGTGAACACAATCCCGGATCGAGTGGCGAATCAATTTGCAGCCGAAACTGATCCTGTTGTTATCCACCAAGCCCTTACAGAAGAACTGCGTAAAGCATTGGAGAGGTTGACCGATGGATGATGGAGCAAAGGTTTATGAGAACGCATTCCTTGAAGGGTTGAGGCCTGATCCTGACCTGACTGTTTCACAGTGGTCGGATAAGTATCGGATGCTGAGCAACAAGGCGTCGTCGGAGCCAGGGCCTTGGAGAACGGATCGGACTCCGTATCTGCAAGAGATTATGGATTGCATGTCGTCGGGCAGCTCTGTGCAGAGAGTTGTGTTTATGGCTGGGGCGCAGCTGGGCAAAACAGAGTCAATTAATAACGTGGTCGGTTACATGATTGCCCACGCACCTGGCCCAGCTTTGTTTGTCCAGCCGACGATTGAGATGGCGAAGAGGCTGTCAAAACAGAGGCTCGATTCGTTAATCCATGAGACGCCGTGTTTGGCGGAAAAGATTGCACCTGCCAGGAGCCGGGACTCAGGCAACACAATGTTCAGCAAGGATTACCCAGGAGGGATCCTGTTGTTAACAGGGGCCAACTCTGCGACGGGTCTGCGTTCTGCTCCTTGCCGCTGGGTACTGCTCGACGAGGTTGATGCGTTCCCTGCTGACGTTGACGGAGAGGGCGACCCTTGTGCGTTGGCAGAACGACGGGCTTCAACGTTCTCACGTCGAAAAATCATTCTGACTTCAACGCCAACGGTCAAAGACATGAGCAGGATTGAAACGGAATATTTGGCATCTGATCAACGTCGATATTTTGTCCCTTGTGTGCATTGCGGGCACATGCAACATCTGCAGTGGAAAAACATCCAGTGGCGTGACGGCGACCCCAGGACAGCTGCTTATGTTTGCGAGTCTTGTGGGACGCACATTGAGGAGCATTACAAGAGCGAGATGCTCCGCAAGGGCGAGTGGAGAGCCACCGCTACGTCAGAGGACAAAAGAACAGCAGGATTCCATCTGTCCAGCTTGTATTCGCCGCTGGGTTGGAAAAGCTGGGAGGAAATTGTCACCGAGTTTTTACGTGCGAAAAACGACGCTCCTTTGTTAAAGACGTTTGTTAACACGGTGTTAGGCGAAACGTGGGAGGAAGAGGTCGGGGCAAAGCTTGGAGCAGAAGGCTTGCGCGAGCGTGCTGAGTTTTACCCAGCCAGCGAGATCCCAGAAAAGGCGAGCATCGTTACAGCTGGAATCGACGTGCAGGATAATCGCGTTGCTGTAGGTATTTATGCGTACGCCGAGGGAGAAGAGTGTTGGTTGATTTCACACGATGAGATCTATGGCGACCCTGCAGGGCCAAAGCTTTGGGAGCAAGTTGACGACGTAATTTTTAGAACGTACAAACGCAGCGACGGGAAGGAGGTCAAGCTTTCCGCTGTTGGGATTGATAGTGGAGGCCACTTCACTAGCGAGGTGTATGCGTTTTGCCGCGAGCGAATGAAGCGCAACGTTTTTGCGTTGAAGGGTCAGTCACAGCGGAATAAACCTGCGATTGGCAAGCCAAGCAAGGTTGACATCAACTATCGCGGCCAAGTGCTTAAAAACTCTGCCGAGGTGTTCCCTGTTGGAGTCGATACGATCAAGTCAACGTTGTTTGGACGCTTAAAGCACAACGAAGAGGGTGCGGGCTACATTCACTTCCACGCAGAAGCCAGCGAAGAATATTTCAAGCAACTCACGTCAGAACGTCAGGTTGTCCGTTATGTCAAGGGTTTTGCGGTGCGTGAGTGGAAGAAAAAAGCTGGGGATCGCAACGAAGCGTTGGACTGTTTTGTTTATTCCTACGCAGCATTGAACTTTTTATATCTGCGGTACAACCGACATACAATTTTTGAACAGTTCAAAAAGGCAGCAATAAAAGTCGAGCCTAAGACTGAAAGGAAGGTAGAATCTGAATATCAGCCATTGCGACGACGTGGTGCGCGTCGTCCTCAGCAGTCCTTTGTTACCAGCTGGTGAGCATTCTTGTTCCTGAAATTGTTAACGCAGGCGACACCGTCATTTTTGACGTACCTGCTTTTAACGACTCGATTGGCACCCAGATCGACAGCGCAAGTTATACGTTGACTTGGTATGCCAGGACAAATACAAACCACGAAGGAGCCACAATCACAGGCGTAGCCGAAAGCGACGGATGGCGCGTCACAGTGCCTTCTAGCGTCACCACAGGTTTTGATGCCGGGTTGTGGACTTGGCAAGCAATTGCATCTTTGGGTTCAGTTCAATACACGGCAGGCAGAGGCCAGTACACCGTTAAGGCCACTCTTAGTTACACAGGGCAGCCTGGGGCATTTGACGATCGTTCAAGGGCAAAGATTGATCTGGACTATGTAGAGGCTGCGATTAGAACGCTGTCTCAAGGCGGCATGGTTCAGGAATATACGATTGGCGGTCGAAATTTAAAGAGATACAAAATGGTCGAATTGCTGCAATTGCGTGATGCTTTGCAAGCTGAGGTCAACGCCGAACGTCGGGCTGAAAAGATTAGACAAGGGCTTGGTAATCCTGGCCTAGCCAAAGTGAGGTTCCGTTAATCATGTGGCCCTTTACGCGAAAACGCAGAGTTGCAAGACGCAACTACGCAGGCGCTCAAATGAATCGCCTGACATCCGATTGGATTAGTCAAGGCACAAGCGCCGACTCAGAAATAAAAAACAGCCTGCGTGTTCTGCGGAATCGTGCTCGGGCTCTTGTTCGCGATTCAGATTTTGCAAAATCTGCGTTGCGTGCTGTTAAGAACAACGTTGTTGGTCAAGGCATCAAGCATCAAGCGCAAGTGCGAATGATTCGAGGCGGTCGCCTTGATGAACGCTTGAATCCAATCATTGAGCACGAATTCAAGAAATGGAGCAAAGCCAAGAACTGCCACGCAGGTGGCACCTTGTCTTGGGCTCAAATCCAGCAGCTGTGCATCGGCAGCATGGTCGAGTCGGGTGAGGTCTTTGTTCGCCTTGTCCGCCAGTCTTTTGGCGATAGCCGCATCCCGTTGGGCTTAGAGGTCATCGAGGCAGATTTGCTCGATGATGATTACACCGGCTTTGAGCCAAACGGTAATCGCGTCCGTATGGGCGTTGAGCTTGACGAGTGGTCAGCCCCAGTGGCTTATCACTTCTTGAATTATCACCCTGGTGATTATCAATTTAGTTACGCGCAAATTGCCAAGAAGCGTCGGACGCGGATCCCTGCCAACGAAATCATTCACTTGTATTCCGTTGACCGTCCTGGTCAAACCCGTGGGGTGACTGCGTTTGCCTCGGCAATCATGCGGTTAAACAACCTGCGTGGTTACGAGGAGGCAGAAATTATCGCTGCACGCTCAAGCGCAGCAATGATGGGCTTTGTTCGTACGCCTGATCAAGAGCTGTTTGAGGATGGCACTTATCAAGAGGAGTCTGTTCTGGACTTCTCCCCTGGCAGCATCCGTCGCCTTGCGCCAGGAGAAGAAATGCAATTCTTCTCGCCTCAGCGTCCAGACGATGCGTTCACGCCATTTGTGGCGCAGATGTTGCGTGCCGTGGCTGCTGGTGTCGGTTGCTCCTATACGCAGGTGTCAAGCGATTTTTCGCAAAGTAACTACAGCTCGTCTCGTCTTGAGCTGATTGAAACGCGGGCTCATTACAGAACGCTGCAGCAATACGTCATCGACAAATTGTGCCAACCAATTTATGAGCGTTGGATTGAAATGGCCGTGATGTCAGGTGTCTTGCAGATGCCTGCCTTTGACATGGATCCTGATCGTTATTACGAAGCAAAATGGATTGCACCAGCGGCGCAGTTTGTAGACCCGCAAAAAGAAGCTGAAGCGTATAAGTCAATGGTCCGGTCAGGCATCATGACTTTGTCTCAAGTTGTCGCCTTACACGGTGGAGACTTCGAGGAAACCATGCGTCAAAGAGCCCATGAGCTTGCAACTATGGATGAGCTTGGGATTGTCTTGGATTCTGACCCTAGTGCTGTTAACAAGGCAGGCCAAGCACAAAACCCACCTGTCGAGCAGACAGAACACCCTGAAATTCATGAGGAGGATGACTAATGGCTAACGTCAACGGCACTGACATCAACTTGTCTCCAACTGAGGGGATGAAGTCAGAAGCAAAAAAATATCGTCAGTGGAAAGAAGAAGGCGAAAAAGGTGGCACTGAAGTCGCTGCTCGTCGAGCTTCTCAGATTTTGTCTGGCGATGAAATTAGCCCTGACACTGTTATTGAAATGTCTGCTTGGCACGCCCGTCACGCGGTAGATGCTGAAGGCGAAGGTTTTAGTTCTGGAGAGGATGGTTATCCAAGCCCAGGCAGAGTTGCTTTTGCTGCATGGGGAGGTGCTGCAGGTCGTAGCTGGAGTAACTCAAAATCAGAATCAATAAAAAAAGCGAGAGAGCGTAGTTATGATCCCAATAGCACGGAAACTATTGAAAACATGACTGAACGCGCTGCGCCTGATGCGCTTAAAACTGGAGATTTTGTTTCTTGGAATAGCAGCGGCGGCACAGCTCGCGGGCGCATAAGTCGTGTTGAACGTAACGGGACAATTGATGTCCCTGACTCAAGTTTCACGATTACTGGAACTGCTGAAGACCCTGCAGCGTTAATTACTCTGTATCGCGACGGTGAGCCTACAGATAGAAAAGTCGGGCACAAATTCAGCACTCTTACCAAGATTGCTGCAATCCGCATGTTTGAAGATACGGCGTTAACGCGGGCGCACAGCACTGATTACGTTGAGAAAGAAGACCGCACAATTGAATTCCCGTTTGCTTCTGAGGAGCCTGTTGAGCGTTACTTCGGCATGGAAGTGCTGGAAATGTCAGAGAAAGCGATGGACTTGTCTCGCTTAAATGACGGTGCCCCACTTCTTTATCAGCATGATGCTGATCGGATTGTTGGTGTTGTGCAGCGTGCATACATCAAAGACAAGCGCGGTTACGCGGAAGTCAAGCTTGCTAACAATGAGCTTGGCCGCGAAATGCAAGATTTAATCAAAGACGGAATTATCAGGAACGTCAGCTTTGGATACAAGATCAATGAGATGGAGGAAGATAAGTCAACTACCCCAATGACTTATCGGGCCACCTCTTTCCAGCCGTTTGAACTCAGTTTGGTGACCGTGCCAGCTGATCAATCGGTTGGCATCGGTCGCAGTTTTGACCCTGTTGAAACTGTGTCTACGGCCTCAGCCGTACCTACTACAACTCCTATTTCCATCATGGAAGAACAAACTCCAGACCTGGAGCTTCTTCGTGCTGAGGCCTCCGAGGCCAAAGCAAAAGAAGCTGCTGAAATGCTTGCCCTTGGTAAGCGCACTCACAACATCGATCTTGCCCAAGAATTCGTTATGAATTCTCGCGGCATTGACGAACTTCGCTCCGCTCTTATCGAACAAATGGGTTCTAACGCCAAGCCCGTTGACACCACCGCTGGTGAAATCGGCCTTTCACAGAAAGAAGCTCGCAGCTTCTCCTTCCTGCGTGCCATCAACTATCTAAGCAATCCTGGCGATCGCGCTGCACGCGATGCTGCTGGTTTTGAAATTGAGGCTTCTGAAGCTGCTGCAGCCAAGCTTGGCCGTCAGTCTCGTGGCATCACGGTCCCGTCTGACGTTATGCGTCGTGACCTCAACGTTGGCACGGCTACTGCCGGTGGCAACCTTGTTGAGACCGAGTTGGATGCAGCCAACTTCATCGACCTGCTGCGTAACGCATCAGCACTGGATCAAGCTGGCGCAACTGTGTTGACTGGCCTTTCTGGCAATGTCAACATCCCTCGTCAGTCAGGCAGTGCGACTGCTTACTGGGTCGCTGAGTCCGGTTCCCCAACCGAATCACAGCAAACCATCGATCAGGTTGCGCTTACGCCTAAGACCTGTGGTGCTTTCACCGACTTCAGCCGTCGTCTGCTGATCCAGTCCTCCATCGACGTGGAGAACATGGTGCGTGGCGACCTTGCCAAAGTGCTTGCTTTGGAAATTGACCGCGTTGGCCTTTATGGCTCCGGTTCTTCTAACCAGCCCTTGGGTCTTAAGGACACTACTGGTGTTTTGACCGAAGACTTTGCTGCTAACACCCCAACATTCGCTGAGGTGGTTGCGCTTGAGTCTGACATCGCTGGCGCAAACGCCTTGCTTGGCTCACCTGTTTATCTGATGAATGCCGCAATGCGCGGTGCTCTGAAGACTGCAGAAAAAGCCAGCAACACTGCTCAGTTCATCTACACAGGTGATGAAGTCAACGGCTATAGCGCCGTGGTTTCAAACCAAGTTGCAAGCAACGATCTGTGGTTTGGTAACTTCTCCGACCTGATTATGGCTTACTTCTCTGGCTTGGATCTGATGGTTGATCCTTACACCGGCAGCACCTCTGGCACCGTCCGAGTGGTTGCGCTGCAGGATGTTGACGTGGCAGCCCGCCATGGTCAATCCTTCAGCCGTGGTAACAACACCCTCTGATCATGAAGATCAAGATCCGTAAGCAAGTTGTGCTAGCGGGTCAGGTGGTTCGGATTGGGGAAGTCGTTGAGGCTTCCCTGGCCGACGCCAACATCCTGATCGGTAGTGATCTTGCGGAGGTTTACAACGAACCTCTTGAAACCGAACAACCCGTCAAACCCAAACGCCGGAGGAAGGCAACCAATGACGATCCAAAATCTGGGGACTAAAACAGAAGTCCTCAACGTGCTGCCAAGCGATGTGGTGACAGCCACAGGCGTTGGCCCTGCTATTGACCTGCTCGACTACGAGGGAGACATCGCTGTTTCTCTTGATGCCGAAGCTGGTGGTGGCTCTGTTACCTATGCAGTCAAACTGACTGAGTGCGACACGTCCGGTGGTACTTACACCGACGTTAGTGGCGGTGGATTTACCACTAGTGGTGCCAACGCTGCCGTAACTGAAAAGATCAGTATCAACACTGATTCGATTCAGCGTTTTATCAAAGCTAGTGTCACCGTTGCAGGTGGTACAGGTGCTGGCGCAATTAGCGTTATCGCCTTTGGCTCTAAGAAGTACGGCTAATCATGGCTCTTGAAGATACCTTCGCTTTTCTAAATACAGAGGAGTTTGGAACTACCTGCCAAATTGGTAGTGGTTCCAATTTTGTTGGTATCTTGGATTCGCCTGTGGATGTGATCGCGGGTGGTGTGGCTTTAAGTCGAGAGTATTTGCTAATGGCAAAAACTTCAGACGTAAGCTCTGCTGCTCGCGGCACTTCTATTACTGTTGCATCTGAGGCTTACACCGTCAGGGAAAACCGCCCTATCGATGATGGCCTGTTCTCTGAGCTTTTGTTGAGTAAGGACTAATGGCCGACACAAGGCGTGAATTGATTCTTGCTCGAATTAAAACGAACCTTGATTCTGCTACTGGCGTAACGGTTTACCGAAGCAGGGTTGAACCGTTGGCGCGTGGCGAAGTGCCCGCAATTATTGTTGAGCCGGTGTCGGACCAACCGTCCGAACAGTTTAGTAATAAATTGCAATGGACCTTGCGTGTGAGGGTGACGGTGCTGGTTCGTTCTGGCGTGCCTGACGACGCCTCTGACACTTTTTCACAGCAGGTCCATAACTTGATAATGACTGATAGCACAGTCAACGGCTACGCTTTAGACATTGACCCTGATCGAGTTGACTTCAGCTTGTACGAGGCTGATGTGCCGTTAGGGGTTGTTAGTATGGATTATCTGGTCAAATATCGCTCAAGCCGTGTTGACCTGACATCAGCGTAGGGTTGGCTTGCGGAAGCAGTTAACTTAAACTGATGCAATAACATCGTTCTCTACTGAGACCTCACAGATGGTAAAGCTAGCCCGAGTGAGGTCGATCCTCGCTAAAACCGAGTCAACTTACGGCACAGACAGCACTCCAACAGGATCTTCAAACGGAATTGGTAAGATTTCATCTCTTGAAATCAACCCTGTTGAGTCTGAGGTTATTTCTCGGAATTTAATTCGTCCTTTTTTGGGCAACAGTGCTCAGTTGATCGCAAACACGCGCGTTACTGTTAGTTTCACAATTGAATATTCAGGATCTGGTGCTGCTGGGACAGCACCTAAATATGGTCCGTTGATTGAAGCTTGTGGCTTTGGCGAGACCATTGTGTCGTCAACTTCGGTTACTTACGCACCGATTTCAACGACGCCTGAATCCGTCACGATGTACATCGACAACGATGGCATCCGGCACAAAGTCGTTGGGGCTCGTGGCACGTTTGCAATTAGCCTTAATGCAAACCAAATTCCGGTTATCAACTTCACGATGACTGGGCAATATGTTGCCCCAACTGATACTGCTTCTCCAAGTATCACAGTGTCGAACCAAGTTGACCCCGTAATTTTCAACGCTGCTAACACAAACGGGTTTACGCTTTTCTCTGCGACAAACCTTGCTCTTCAGTCAGCTGAAATTGACGTAGGCAACAATGTGGTTTATCGAGAGCTGGTAAATTCAAGCAAAGACGTGCGAATTACTGATCGCGCTGCTACTGCAAACTTTGTTGTTGAGTGCCCAACACTTGCAACCAAAGACTTCTTTGCGCTTGCTGTAGCTGGCACTGCTGGAAACTTAAGCATTGTGCATGGGACTACCGCAGGCAACATTATTACTTTGGCCTCCAATTCGACTGGTTTGTCACTAGGCAATCCAACATATTCCGAAAGCGATGGCATTGTTATGTTGAACCTTCCTACTACTATGGTGCCAAGCTCAGCTGGTAACAACGAGCTGACACTCGCTTACACCTAATCTGCATGGCTTTTGTTCTCAAGAAAGTTTCTTCTTACAAGTGGCCTGTTGCCGTCGACGTTCCTGTTGACGGCGGCAAGTTCAAGAAAGAAACTTTCACGGCAATCTTTAAAAAGATGAGCCGCTCAGCTTTTAACGATTTGGTTGAGCAAGGCGATGATGCTTTGATTGGCGAAATTGTTGAAGGCTGGGAAGGGATCAAAGACGAGGATGGGGATGAGGTTGTTTACAGCGAGGCAGCACAAGCTGAGTTGTTTGATGACCCTTATGTCTTGCGTGGTGTAATTACTGCTTACTCAGACAGCCTTACGGGGGCACAAGCAAAAAACTAGAGGCCGCCGCTAAGCATTGGTGCGAAGGCGGCGGTGTCTTTGATGAAAGCGTTGATGACTTGATGTCCAAGGGCATGGACCCTGGCGAGATCAATGCAATCCGTAAGGCACGCAAGGCTGCGGATTTTGAGGTGTGGGAAGAGAACTGGGATATTGTTGCAATGTTCCTAAGAATGCAAACGCAGTGGAATGTCAGTATGGGCGGGGTTTCTGGATTAAATTACTCGTCGCTGGACTACCTCTGTAGACTGTATGAAGTCAAGGATCCTGTCGCCCTTTTTGAAGGCGTACAGGTGATGGAACTAACCGCACTCGCCAGCTTGAACAAGAAGGACTCCTGATGGCCCAGGTTACAACCGACTTAAAAGTTGTTATAAGAACCGCAGGCGATGCTGGTCTTGATAAATTAACGCGCACTTTAAACGGGCTAGGGCGACAGGCTAAAAGTGCTGCGGCTCCGTTTGATCAAATATCAAAAGAACTAAAAGAAGTTCAAAGAACGTCGGTTAATAGCATTGCAAACCTTCGGGGTTACAGAAACGCTTGGCGCGATATTACGCAGCAAGTCGAGATCGGCAGTGCTGCATTCAAAGAGGCCACGGCTGAGGCGGCAAGGCTTGACAAACAACTGCAAAAAGCGGAAGGCAGGAAAGGCCCAGGGAGGGGAGGAAGGCTAAGGGCTGCTGCTCAAGTTGCGGGAACAGTTGCAGGCGCTGGGGTCTTTGGTGGCCCTGAAGGAGCAGCAGGCGCGTTGCTTGGTTCTATTGCAGGCCCAGGTGGTGCGATTGTTGGTGGCGCTATTGGCGCTCAGGTCGGGCAATTTAGGCAAGCTTTAGGCGCAAGTGCTGAGTATGCAGCGAGCATTGCAAAACTTAGAATTGCATTAAAAGGCGTAACAACAAGCCAAACTGATTACAACAATGCTCTTGATTTTGTTCAACAAGCAACTACAAAGTTTGCGATTCCGCAGGAAATTGTTACTCGTCAATTTACAAAATTACAAGCATCTGTGCAAGGTGCAGGCGGAAATCTTGAAGACACAAAAACTGCGTTTAATGGCATTGTTGCTTCCGTCAGAGCGACAGGCGGTTCTTTGCAAGACATTGATTCTGCTCTAACAGCAACCGCGCAAGTCTTCTCTAAGGGTAAGGTTAGTGCTGAAGAACTGAGACAACAAATCGGAGAAAGGCTTCCTGGAGCTTTTACTTTATTTGCTAAGTCATTAGGGAAAACACCGCAAGAGCTAGACAAAGCCCTTGAAAAAGGAGAAGTTAGCCTACAAGACTTCCAAACTTTTGCAGAAGAAATATTTAAAAAGTACGGAAAAACCGCAGAAATTATTGCTTCTTCGCCAGAAGCTGCAGGAGATCGTTTGGCGGTTGCGTTGTCAAATATGAACGAATCTGTAGGCCGCTTATTGCAACCAATTGGGACAGCGTTCCAAGAAGTTTTTACAGTAATACTTGAACAAATTACTGCTGCTGCTGACGCTTTAGATAACTTTTTGGGTATTAGCGCAGAGGCAAGAATTGAGGTTTTAAACGCAAAAATTCAAGACAGCAACCAACAGTTGCTTGATTTAAACAGCGAAATTCGCGAGGCACAAAGGGTTAGGCCAGAAGCAGATTTGCTTGGAGGAGCCGCTGCTCAGGGTGGGGGGATAGCAGGGTTGCTCGCTGAAAGAGAACGAATAGTCAATGAACGAAATTTGGCCTCTGCTGAGCTAGATAGGGCAAATGCGCTTAAAAGAATAAAAGGTGAAATTGAACAGTCAAGGCCTGGGGGCGGATTACCTGGAATTGTTCTTGACGGCACGGACTCAAGCGGTTCACAGGCCAAGATAAGAGACACAAGTGATGAGGTGCTTCGTCTTACTCTAGAGATGAATGCTGCCAGCGAGACTCGTCAGTTAGTGCTTGCAGAACAACTTAGGCTTCAAATAGACATTCAAAGAATAACTGAACAATTTAACGCTGGCGAAATAACCTTTAACAGAGCGCAAGAGTTGTCCTCACATGCAATTGAAAAAAGCAGAAAAAGAGGGCTAAAGCTTAGAGAAGACGAAAAGAAAGCAATGAGCGACCTTACAAAAGGTCAAAAAGAATTTAAAAAAGAGCTTACTGAAACAGAAAAACTAGCTGAAAAAATAAAAGACACTTTTGCAAATCAATTGACAAGTGCAATTGAGGGTCTAATTGATGGCACTAAAACGTTAGGAGAGTCTTTGTCAGGCGTTTTGAAGCAGATGGCAAGCATGTTCTTACGGGCTGGTATTGGCAATTTTGCTGGCGCTGATGGCAAAGGCGGGACCGGATTGTTAGGCCTTTTTGCTGATGGCGGTGTTATGGCTAAAAACAAAATTGTTCCCTTTGCCTCTGGCGGAGTCGTAAACAAGCCAACCATTTTCCCGATGGCTAATGGCATGGGACTGATGGGTGAGGCTGGCCCTGAAGCGATTATGCCGTTGCGTCGTGGTGCTAACGGCAAGCTCGGCGTTGAATCATCTGGTGGCGCAAGTAACGTAGTAGTCAACGTTGACGCTTCTGGTTCTTCTGTTGAGGGTGACGGTCCAAACGCCTCGCAACTTGGCAAGGCGATTGGCGCTGCTGTCCAAGCTGAGCTAATCAAGCAAAAACGACCTGGAGGCTTGTTGACCCGCTAATGGCTACCTTCCCAGACATTGCCCCTGATTATGGTGCTCAAAAAAACAGCGCACCTGTCACCCGCAAGGTGCAGTTTGGTGATGGCTACGAGCAACGACTAACGTTCGGCCTGAATCAAAATCCAAAGAGTTGGCGATTAACTTTTCAAAACATCACAGAAACAGAATCTGACACGATTGAAACGTTTTTAGATGCTCGGGCCGATGACAACGCATCATTTGATTGGCAACCGCCTGGATCGTCTGTTGCTTACAAATGGATTTGTGAAACTTGGTCGAAGTCGATCCCGTACGCTAACCGAGCTACGATACAAGCAACATTCCGCCAAGTCTTTGAGCCGTAATGACTGTCACGACTAGATCGAGCAAGGGCAGCCCGCTCACCCATACCGAGGTTGACACCAACTTCACAGACCTGCGTGATAGTTGCGGTTATATAGCAACCGGCCAAGGTGGAACGGTTACTCAAGCAACGTCTAAAAGCACAGCGGTAACGCTAAGCAAGAAGTGCGGTCAG